TTCTTCTACTTTTGAATCTATGTTTTTCATAATTAATTTGATTTTTCAATGATTGCAAATACACGTTTGTAAACTTTTACTTTTGAGTTAAATTCAATTAAAACCGTGTCAATGCTTTTGGCTTCAATTTCCTTTTCACAATCCACGCATTCGTCGTTTTTTTCAGCGTAGTAATAAACTATATACTTTCTCATTTTATATAAATTTGATTTATTAATTTAAAATTATCCTTTCATATCACCAAAGGCAATAACGAATACTAATAGGATTGAAAAAATTGCAATAATAATGTTTGATGTTTTCATTTGTTTAGTTGTTATGGTTTAAAATTTCTTTTCTAATCTCTTCGTGACGTTCATAGCTATAAATGCCACAATTATAGTTTGCAAAATTTTCGTCTAACCTGTCTAATTGATGTTGAGTTAATTTCATAATAATAAGATATAAGATTAATAGTTCAGCAAATATACAAGTTATTTTGTCATTTGCAAACTTTTCTTTTAAAATAATTAAAAAATTTGCAATAAAAAACCCCGCTATCATAAATAACGGGGTTCGACAATCAATAAATTTGGTTACTTTATCTTGACAGTTTCACTTTTTGAGGTTGTGACGTCTATCTGCACCGTTGTATGTGCGTACGAACCGCCCAAGGTAGTAATGGCAGTTTGTATTTTCAAAAGTTCCGCATTTATTAAATCGTTTTGATTGTCTAATCCTGATTTTAAAGGCTCATATCTTACCCCAGAATAACTATCTCCATTCAAAAGTAATATTCCATCGTTTTTGCAGTAAACGAACGCTTTTAACACTCCATTTGCATCGAGAGAATACATCCTACTTTCTCCTATATCTGCAATTTGATTTTTATTGATATATCCAATAATCACACTTTCAGCATTATTTGAAGTTGTAGAATGAATCGCTATCATATTTTCAATAGGATTTGAGTCAATCCCGAAAGGCATACTTTCAGAAGCCGTTTTGGCTCCGAATTCCTCAAACTTCAAAATACGCTTTCCGAGTTCAAATGTGGCACTTTTAATTTTTGCAAATGTTATCATTATATTCCTGATTTATGTGATTTGTAAGCAAACAAAATATCCTTTGGAATGTTTCCGGTATACGTTTCTGGCAATACCAAATTTAAAGTTGTTGTATCTGATTTTTCATTGAAATTTAAAGTTACATCTGAAACCATATATCTATTGTAAGCAAAACAATAAATCTCATGATTATGTACATTTACAATTTCACCGGGGTAAATATCATCAAACAACCCTTTTAAATTTACCGTTATTGCAATAGCTTTCAATTCCGATGCCAATTCATTATCAGCAGCTTTTTTCGTGTCTGTATCTTCACCTGAACTTAAAATCTTTGTTGTTGGCCGGTAAGCTTTAATTAAAGGATTTTGAATACTGTCAACTGTTGAAACGCCCGCATTATCTTGTGACGGTTGGCGAACGCATGCAATATGACTGTGCATTGCTTGACCGTTATAATTTGCAGTCATACTCAAAGAATTTCCTTTGTTGAAATTATATCTTATTTTCTGATTATCGCTTGGTTTAAACAAAACAACTTGACCTTTGGCATTATGTGATAAAACTATATTTTTCTGACTTGTAAGCCTCGATAAATAATCTTTAATGGTATCCGTTGCCGAAGCTGTTGTTTTCTTAAATATAGAGTTCGTTTCATTTATTACGCTATCATCTATGTATAATCCAATTCCGTAAAACCCACACAACCGAGTTGCAATATCTTTCAAACTTCTATTATTGCTTTCCAAAGGATATTGACTAACTGGAATTATAACGTCTTCTAATATTCCAGAAAGTGAGTAACCCGACAAAACCAATAAATTAATATTTTGGTCACTTTGGAAAGAATGATTTAAAATTGTTCCCGTGAAGCTTAACACGTTTGCATCGTTAAATATTTCAACTTTATGATATTGCAAAGGTTTAAACAATTCTTTGTGGTCGTCATTTTCTGGATTGAATCTCGTTTTAAACGAAAAAACAGAGGCGATAGAATCCAGTTTTAACTGGATGCTACCCTCTGTAAAAAATTCACACTCTTTTTGATTTATAAGTACTTTCATTAAATGTAATATTTGATTTTTTTACCTTTTTTTATTCTAAACAATTCATTCAATTTTATATCATTTATTTTCCTGAATGTTTCAATATTTTCATCACTGGCATCTAATCCTAAATATCGATATGTCAATAAAATCAAGTTGGTTACTTTATCAGTGTAAATGATTCTTTCCTGCTTTGCTTCAAAAGCTAAATTATAAATATTTCCAATTGTATACATAACCAAAGAATTTAAATCACTTTGCATTACTGGATCCGGTTGGAAGTTATCCGTAAGATTATAATTTGAAGTACTGGAATTATCTACAATCGTTAAATATTGTTCATACAACGATAATATTTGAGTTGCCACGCCTTCAACTTCTACAATCGTTGTGTAATCTTTTCCAAATTCATAAATCGTTGAATTTTCACAAATTGCCCCAATTATAGCACCCCCAATGGATTGAAAAAATAATTTATCCGGTACGGTTTCCAAAGTAGAAATTATGCTTTCAAAAGCCCCTACATACGCATTAATTCTGTTTTGCACCGTTTCCACTAATTCAGATGGCATATTCAAAGTATCTTGAGCCGTGCTAATTGCGTTTTGAGAATCATTAATCAGGTTATCCGATGCTTTGACCGCCTTATTTACCTTATTTGAGTATTCCGCAAATGTATCGTTGGTTTGTAATTTAGAAAGTTTGGAAGCAATTTTGTTTATCGCATCTTTATTTTTCTGAATATCCACGGTTTTAAAAACATCCTTTGAACTATAAGCAATTTCAGAACTGTCAAATACTGATTGTTTTTTTTCGTAAGTGTTATCTTTTACGCTAAAATTAGACGTTGGATAGTCTGCACTTATACTTTCCCAGAAGTCAACTGTAATTTCTGTTATATTGAAGTTTACATCATTTCTGGATATGCTTACCGGTTGCCCCTTAATAGTTCCGTATAACACATGGTTTACAGTCCATGGCCTATTATCCTCTGATGACTTTTCGAACGCCTCTGATTGTTCAATATTGTCATCGCCTTGGAAAAAGAAAACTAAAGGAAATTTACCTGACTTTGGTTTTTTCCTTTCTACTAATGACCCCTTCACATCGATAAAGTCAAAAGTAGTAGTGTTAAATTCTTTGGAACGCTCACCTGTTTTGAACAATGGGAAATACTCTTTTCCATCGCCGCAAACTATCGAAAATCTATTGTTTTGTATTTTGTTTGTCCAGCTCATCTAAGATATTTTTTAAATTGAAATTCTGCTTGTTTTTTGTAAATGCTTTCCATTTGTCGTGACGCCTCCAAAGCACTAGGTTTTATAAATGGTTTAGAATCTACTTTACTTATTTTGGTTTGTCGTAAATTATATATTGGAGTTATTTTATTTTTTCCTGTTCGCTCGAAAACCGTTTCTTTTGACCCTTTTTTAATCCTAAAATATTTTGATCCTTTTATTCTTTTTTGAGCCGTTCCAATGTTATTTACTTTTTTGAAAAAGTTTTTAGCTCTCACTTTTTTTGCATTTGAACCCGATACACGGGCCATGTCATGTGCAATTAATTTACGACCTTGAATGTTCCCGCCGGTTTCTTGTTTTTCCAATCCATCTGAAATCTTTTTACTTCCATCTATTCCAACTTTTGAAATCATTTTACTAACATCAAATCCTGATGCTTTATTGACTATTGTCATTCGATTGAAAAAGTTTTTTTGTCTAATTGTAAAGTTTTCGGACGCTGTTTTTGGAACCAATTTTTTAGAATTAAAAGCAACTTCATTTAGAGAATTTCGAACTGCACTTGGAAAAGCCGAACGATGCAGCTTTTCCAATTTTGCAGTTAATTTTATTGACGCATCCGTGTTTACGTTAAGCTTCATTGATTTTATTTTTTACAAAGTCCACTTTTTCGCAACCTCTCCACTACTAAAATAAACCTCACCATTAAATCCAAAAAGATTGCCAATTACGCCTGCATAATTACCCAAAGTAATCTTTACCCCTGTTGATAAATTGAATTGATTTAAAACCCCTCCAATATACGTATAAAGGAAATTACCTTTGATAACTGCATTTGATGTTTTGGCAAAAGTCACATCCAAATTGAAAGTTGAAACTAAAGTAAGTTGAGCCGTTGCAGGATTATAAGTCAATTTTGTAAATGAATAATCATTTGCATTTGCATTCATTGTGTTGGTAATGTAAATTGACCCGCTTTCAGCATAAATGTAAGGGAAAAAATCGCTTACCGATACAAATGATGTTCCAACCAAAGAAACCGCCTCTGACACGCTTAAATCGTTTAATTCAAATTGTCTAAAAAAGTAAACATTTGTCGAAGGAATCAAACAAAAACATAAAACATATCCATTTAAGATTAAAATATCATTTACCAAAATAGTTCCATCGCTTAACTCTACACGAATAACTGACTCTAAATAATCAACACTTGGAACGTCTGACATTAAAACTCCATCTTCTTGATAGTAAACTTTATTCGTGTCATTAAAAGCAATTGGAGTTCCTAAAACTGTAAATACTTCACTTGAAACCGCGCTTAAAAAGCTCAAAGAATACGCTCGAACTCCCGAAGTATCAATAATTACTAATATTTCATCACTGGCATTAAAACCTGTACTTGAAAATGGCATACTAACGGCGTTTGACCCCTCAAAAGTATAAGTTGTTCCACTCACATAATTATCTGACGCCCTCGCTACAAAAAAGTATTTATTTGGCAAATAAGCCGTGTCTAATGGAACACTCCAAATTAATCCAGAAAGAGACAAAACCTGCTCAATATCATTTAATGAGTTTGGCAACTTTTTTAAAGCGTCTAAAATCTGATATTGTGTGATATCGCTATCTTCTGTGTTCGTTGGAACAATTCCCACAACTTGCAATAACTTATATAAATTGGTTAAAACATCGCCGTAAATCTCTCTTACAACTGGGGTTCCATTTTCTGTATCAGTTTCATTTTTGATTGTTGAAAAAGGAAATTGAGCACTGGCATCTTGTGGGACTGCTAAATTTTTTATTGTTTTCATTGATTATTTTTTTATAATTGAACTACTTCGATGTGTATTTTTAAACTTTGTGAACTCGTTGCTAATTCTCTTGTACTTACTTGAAATTGAGTTGTAGAAATTGCTTTGAAAACTATTTGAGTAATATCGTTGTCATTATCCAAACTTGCACTTTCTCCTTGAACCCACGTTTTTACAATGTAGTTGGTATTTGCCATAGCATTTGCCATTGTGCACGTAATAAAAGAGTCTGGACCTGTACTTGTTAACGTCGCGGCTGTTATGTTTCCACTTACCGGCAAAGTTCCAACCGCCCCAACATTTAACCCAGAAAACCAACCTACATTTTTAACTGGACTAGCTCCCAAAGCCGCAACTATTGCAAAATGTTCTTTTGGATATAATCCATTCCTTATTGCAGTTGCCAATGACATTGAACTACTTGTACCATTTACGCGCTCAACAAAAGCCAAAGTATTTGATAATGGATTTGTTGCAACTGTATCTAAAACACCGGCTATTTCTTGTGCATAACTTGCTTTTTTTAAATACAATAAACCCGAAACCATTAAATCCAAACTCATTTGGTCTGCAATTCTAACCAAAGTTATACCACCTGATTTTTTAATTAATCGTACATATTCGCCTGTTTTAAAACCGCCTTGAATTGTTGCCGTAAATGTTGGCGCGTCTGAACCTTTAATTTGAGTTTCTGTTGTAAAATTAGCCGTTGCCACGCAAATAACCGCCTCTTCATTTACCATTGAAGCCAACTTAATAGGAACTTGCAAAATACCGCCTGTACTTCCCAAATTCAAAATAAAGTCATTTTTTGAAGCCAAAGCGCGTAAAGCTTCAACTACTTGAAATCCGTTAGTTTCATTGTCTGGCAAATCATTTGGAGTTATCCCGTATAATCTCATTAGTTTTTCAACCGCTTGGTGCAAATCGCCTTTTACACGCTCATTTACAGCCGTACCGTCACCAATTCCGGTATTGTCTTTTATTCTACCATTTGGATAATTCGTTAAATCTGAATTATCAATATTTGGATTACTTGATAAACTTCTCATATTTTTTTTTAATTATAATTAACAAAAGTGTATGCGACCGTGTGAGCCGGCTTCAATTTTAAAACTAATTCTTTAAATTCCTGCAATCTATTTGCCGGTACATTTGCATAATCTCCTAAATTTTCACCACCTATAAAAAACGTCGCCCAAATGTTTGAACCGATGGAATAACTTTCATTTGGAGTTGATAAATTGGCGATTACTTCAAAACCGCCAGCCCCGTGTTGTGTTCCTAATCCGTGTTGGGTAATTCCCCCGTGTTGAGTTGCATCAATACTCAAAGCAACTATCTCGCTTGGAGTTTGATAAGGCTGTGTATTTTCATGCACCCAAACATCAAACCCCGCTAATTGTAATTGATTTTCAATAAATAACGGATGTTGCCTAGCTTGCACATTTCCGGGATAGGACATCTTTCTTAAAATAATCTGTTTTCTAGTTTCTAAATCCAACGATGTATTTGTGATTAATCCAAGTCGATACTCCCAAAGAGTAGCATCGTTTTCGCTAAAATTATCATTATCAGGAAAAACAGAATCTAATGTTAAATACGAATCTTGAACGACTCTCACAAAACTACGATTAATTGCCTTATGTAAATTATCAAAAGTTCCGTTTTTATTCATGTACCACGCCCGACCTGTTGGGTATAATTGCCTTGCCAAATCTGCAAAAACATCGATTATAGCAATACCGGCAGTTGGATAACGATGTGGAGTATTATAACCGTGTGGGGTCAACAATCCGTGTTGTGTACTTTTATCTGTTACTTCATACATAGCTTAATAAGTTACGTTTCTTAAATACGGAATGTTTCCTAATTCAAATTGATAATTATCTACCGAAACACCATTTACAACCATGTTAAATGATGTGAAGAAATTGGCACTTTCCAACGTGTCAGTTACTACACTTTGCAAACGCCCCTCATACAAAATATCATTTTTATCACGTGCTAAATCGGCCCCTGCAATATACGGTCTAATGTCCTGTAAATACGAATCTAAATTACTTGAAATTGACGCTCTAATACTTGCCGTATCTTCATTTAATCCAATAATTGAAACGTCAACCGGAATTAATGAAATTGGCCCAACTTCTATAGTTGCTTGTATTGGCCTACGTCCCCTCTCATTTAACGGTTTAGTTTCATCTGGGTCAAATTCTATAACATCCTCAACATCGGTTAAAAGCCCCGCACTTGGAGTTCCTTTACCGTCTGTACTATCTGTTATTGTGGCTTCTACAAATACTTGAACTGTTCCCGCTTCACCATTTTTAACATAAGGATAAACTTTCTTAACTCCCAAAGCATCGGACGCCCATAAACGATAGTCTGTTTTCGCCCCGCCTTGTGGCTCCAATTGAATTGAATCTAAAATAGATTGTCGATATATTTCTATATCCTCTGAAGCTGTGGGAACGTCAATAACACTATCAACTGTCACGGTTGAATTAACACCGATTACCGGCTCTGTTATTGTCAATTCGTCACCAATATTTAGATCAAAATCAACACCTGAACCTAACGAACGAACTTCAATTATATCACTAGATCCTGTCATTGTATATTCTGCATCCAAAA